CCTGGTTTATGGGTATTAGATAACTATGGAACAAAATTAATTGCATTAATTTATAATGGTAAATGTTTTGAATGGGATGCAACCGGGTCTACTTCTACAAGAGCAACTATTATAGCAAATGCGCCAACCGCATCAAGACATGTATTGGTATCAACACCCGATAGACACTTAGTATTTTTTGGAACAGAAACAACTGTTGGTGCCGGTGGAACACAAAATGATATGTTTATTCGCTGGTCGGATCAAGAAAGTATTGATGCTTCTGATTCCTATACAGTTAAAGCAACTAACACCGCAGGCACACAAAGGCTTGCTGATGGCTCTAAAATTATGGGCGCTATCAAAGGTAGAGATGCAATTTATGTTTGGACCGATACTGCACTGTTTCTTATGAAATTCGTTGGTCAACCATTTACCTTTGCGTTCGAACAGGTAGGAACCAACTGTGGATTATTAGGAAAGAACGCTAACATTGAAGTAGATGGTACAGCATATTGGATGTCGGAGAACGGTTTCTTTGCATATGATGGTCAATTACAATCTTTACCTTGTTTAGTAGAAGACCATGTGTATGATGACTTAAACTCAACTTCTAGAGATCTTGTAAACTGTGGATTAAACAATTTATTTGGGGAAATTAACTGGTTTTATTGTACTTCAGCTTCGAATGCAGTTGATAGAGTAGTTACATATAATTATGCAGAAACAAAAATGCATAAACGCCCTATCTGGACAACAGGTACTTTACCTAGAGCAGCGTGGCAAGATTCAGCTGTTTTTGATCGTCCTCATGCTTCATACTATGATCCTTCCGATAATGCTTCTGACGATGTCACTGGTAATACTGATGGAAGTACTATATACTATAAACAGGAAACAGGGACCGATCAAATTAATGCTGGAGGAGTTACGACTGCCGTATTGGGGTCTATTACTTCTGGTGATTTTGATATTACTCAGAAAAAAAGTACTACAGGGACTACTGTAGGTATGCCAGACATTAGAGGAGACGGAGAATATATAATGAGGATAAGTAGATTTTTACCAGACTTTATTTCACAAACAGGAAACACACAAGTTAGTTTTGTTACCAAAAATTTTCCAAATAGTTCCGGAACTACAACAAATTATAGTATTGATTCAACTACAACTAAAAAAGACACAAGATTAAGAGCAAGATCAATTGCTATGAAAGTGGCGAATACAACAACATCTGAAGACTGGAAGCTTGGAACCTTTAGATTAGATATACACCCAGGAGGAAGAAGATAATGGCTTTAACAGAAGAACAACTTCGGGCATTTGTCCCTCGAAACTTTTTTTTAAAAGAACCATATAATGTAATAGTTCCAGAAGGAGAAGAAGAAGTAACAACATCATACGGAATACCTAACACAGATGCTTTCACTAATAGTGGAGATGGAGGCGGAGGAGGTACTTTTGAACCTTACACAGCACAACAATCCGGTGATTTTGTAACCAATAGAACTAATTTTGGGAACACTGGTTATATACGTGGTGCAGAACCTGAAGAAAATTACATGAATAAGATAGGTGGTATGATTAAAAGTGGAATAGGTATGGCAATTCCTGGTGGAAATTTTTTAATGGGCTTGGCAGAAGATCAAGCTAGGGGTAATAGATTAAGCGCAACTGACAATGCTTTTATTGATAGGCAACTAGGTATACAAGAAGAAAACATACACGGATTTGGTAATATAGCTAACCAAGATAGATATGGTTATAATAAAGAAAGTATGTTTGGTAATTATGCTGCATTAGTTTCAAAACACGCAAAAAAAGCTAAGAATAAAAACAAGGAAGACCTAACAAATTTTGATAATTATTATTTGGAAAAACAAAAAGAACTAGAGGATTCAAAGAAAGAAGTAGAATTTAATGATTGGATGAATCAAAGAATAACTGCTAACAAACTTAGAGAACAGGAAGCATTAGGTATTAAAACTTCTTACAAGCCAGATATTCATGGTGGTGGCGAAGATACATCTACAATTACAGATCAAAGTGGTAAACCTGATGGTGATGGTGGAACTTCAGAAGGTTGGAGTGATTCTTGGAGTGGGTATGAGGGTAATCCACATGGAGAATTTAACCAAGGTGGAAGAGTCTATTTAAATTTAGGAGGACTAGCAAGTATGCTGGGCCGAGAAGGTTTTGCTGATGGTGGATTAGATTGGGATGAAGGTGGTGACACCCCAATGCCTGGTGGCGGCCATGGCTCCGGACACGAAGATGCTGTAGCAGCTATGGGTGGAAACAATGAACCACCAACCGACAACCTTAATATCTCTCCGTTCGTTAATACAGTTGATGGCGCCCCTGTAGAATTGGGGGCGGTAAGCAACACTAAGTTAGGACGACTGAAAGCTATGATAGGTTTTAAAAATCTAAACGAAGCTTTAACATATGGAAAAGGGGACAATACGGTTATAAATAGTTTAAGCGATATTAAAGATCTACTAGACCCATCACTCTCTTTAAACACCCAAATTGGACCGGTAGATGTTAATGCGTATAAGGATAAGGATATAGATTCTTATGGTCTAAGAACTAATATAGGTCCTGTTAATTTAGGGTACCAAGATCTGAACAACCAGAAGAAAGCAGATATTTCATATGCTCCTAATGATAAGTTTAATATTGGCGCTACTACAGACTTCGACAACATTAACTTTGGAGCAACTTGGCAGCCTAATAATTGGCTTACTCTTGGCGGTGGTATAAATAACCAGGGTCAAGGTGACGTTGGATTCAAAATTAGCAAAACATGGGGTGGTCAAGATGGAGGACTAGCAAGGTTATTATAATGGCAAAGATCGTACAATCATTAACAAGAGCTGAAGAAGAATACAGCAGAC